TTACTAGGAGCTTCAATGGAAACACCACTTACTATTCGTAGAAGAAGAAGGAAAATGTCTGATGCTCAAATTGTTATCAATTGGCTGGATGAAAAGGATGAACCATACTTTAAAGATAGAGATAACATTCTAGCATTTGGTTATGGTCCTGGTAGTGGAATAGGTGGAAACATTACAATGAATAGCAAACAATTGTGGTTGTTAAGAAACACTCCCTTAACTGTAGTGGAAGCAGAAGACAAGGGTTGGATAGAAAGATTTGATAGTAGATTCCCAAATAGCACTGTAAAATTTTATGATCCACAACATACCATGACTCACGAGGGAGGACACGCTCTAGGTATGCGACATTTAGAAAATATTAACATGAAACAGGAGACAATAATGTTTCCAATATACAATGGACAAAGAGTATGGGGGAAAGCAGATTTAGACTATCTTCATCAATTATATGGAAATGCAAACGTAAATCACAAAATCAAACAAATGATCTATAACCGAATCCTAGGTAAGTTATTTAGATAAATTGCAAAAATTTCATAAAATCAATCAAGTGTTAGTAAAAGCATTAGAGATAAAACCTAAGGAAGAGAAAGAAGAACATGATGACTGATCCAATACTACTTGGTGTTGTTACGGTATTCCTCATAGTGTCCAGTGTATCTCTAACGGTAAGTATGATTGGATATTTAGAATCTAGGAGGAAAAATAAATGAGTAGTGACGTTCTGATATGTTCTATAGCAATAGGAGTATCATTGTTTGCAATCATAACATGTACCATATGTGTAAAGCTCACTAGAGATAAGATGTTAGGGAAAAGCAGATAAGAGTAAATGATGAATGAATTAGATTTTAATCAAACACGAGAAAAATTACAAAGAGAGTATGATCAAAAACAATGTGGTGTATCCACGGAAGGTCATGACTATGTTGACATCACTCCTCCTAATACTCACTTCTCTTCAAATGACTACTATGTGTTTAATTGTTGTAAGTGTGGGTATGAATCAGATTATAATTTTATTTGGACTAATCCAACTCTTGATTTTACTATCACTCCTACACTTTACAATATAACTGCCGGCACCATTAATGGCACTATTGACCTAACACACTATAATAATCCATCATGACCTTCTGCTGTGAAAATAAAAGATGTTGTTATGGTGTACTTGGTGGAACAAGTAAATGTTCAAAATGTGATAAAGAATACAAGGAATGGGTTCTAAATAATACATGACCTGTCCGTCTAGAAATACCAATCACTGGCATGACTGCCTATGCAACAATTCAGATCCTGAATGTGATAATATTCCTACGTGTAGGTTGTGTGGGGAGGAAGTCTATTGACCTTCAAATGTCCTCACTGTAAAGAATTTGTAGCCAATCGCTGGAAGAACTGTCCTAACTGTAGGTATGCACTGGAAAATGAAGGGTACTAACTAGATGAAATGTTTTTCAATGTTCTCAGGTATAGGTGGATTCGATTTGGCATTAAAGAATTTGGGTCACGAGATAGTAGGGGCATGTGAGATTGACAAGTACGCTAGACAGATTTATGAAAACCATTTCCTTAGTGTCCCTGTCTACCATGATGCCACAAAATTGCAACCAGAGTCACTCCCACAATTTGACTTGCTTTGTGGTGGATTCCCTTGTCAGGCTTTCTCCGTTGCTGGAAAAAGACTGGGGTTTAATGATTCCAGAGGTACTCTCTTTTTTGAGATTGCAAGGATTGCTAAAGAAAAAAGGCCACGCTATCTATTCCTTGAAAACGTCCGAGGGTTGCTATTTCACGACAAAGGGCAAACAATGCGAACAATCATCGGAATCCTTGATGAACTGGGGTATGATGCGGAGTGGCAGGTTATTAACAGCAAGTATTTCGTTCCACAAAACAGGGAACGTGTCTTCATTATCGGACATCTTAGAGGTGAACGTACCAGACAAGTATTTCCTCTCGGAGAAATCAATTCAGTTTCTGAAAAGAAGAAAGCAAGAGAACAAGGAAAAAGGTCGGGGATTCGGAGCCAAGATTATTCCAGTACAATCGATGCAAGATACGGAGCACTCAGAAATTCAGGAGAAACATACCTGATGTATCTTTCTCAAACCAATTCAAACATGAAACAAAGAATCCAGCAAAGAGACACCACATGGACTTTAACCAACAACTGTTCAGACTTTGGAATTATAGAAAACAAAATGAAAGTTTTACATCAAAGTAAAAGTCAGGCTAAAAGAATCTATGATCCTGAGGGATTAAGCCAAACACTGTCTGCAAACGGTGGAGGTCAAGGTGCAAAGACTGGACTTTACAATATTAATTCTAGAGTAAGAAGATTAACACCACTAGAATGTGAAAGACTACAAGGATTTCCAGATGGTTACACCAAAGGAATTAGTGACACCCAGCGATATAAGTGTCTAGGAAATGCAGTTACGGTTCCAGTAGTACAATATATCGCAAAGGAGTTAAAAATTTAATTATTCGTTTAACCTAGTAATGGTCTTGGTGGCTAGAACAGGGAATAAGGTCCTGACACAAACACCCAACACCTGCAACTTGTAATAGGTAGTACTCATACGAAGTCATTGACGCCATCGCCCACCCATTGTATAATTAATACAAAACCATCTATTAACAAACAAACCAAATATTAATAAGATTAATTGTTAATAAGATATTAGACATGGGTAGACTAAGTGAAGAGAAACAGAAACTAATGGAGGATGCATTCCTAAAATATCCTATGAAATCAGACTGTGAGATATCTAAAATAACAAAGATTAGTCAACCCACCATAGGCAAACATAGAAAGAAACACGCTCTATCCGTAGATACACAATTCATCAGTATGGTGGCAGGCAAATTCATCTATGAATTCTCACAGGCAATAAATCACTGGAAACTTCTAATCCAAGAAATAGAGGATCTAAAGGATTCAAAGAAAACAATATTCAAAAAAGGAACTGATGGGAATTATTACCCAGAAGAAGTAGATTTAGAGGCAATAGATAAACTAGCATTAATCAAAGAACAAGCAAATCTTCGAGCAAGAATACTATTTTTGGCCAGTCAAGGAGAGGTAAGAGAAGTAATCAAACTAATGAGAAGTGGACAACTTCCACCATTACCACAACCTGAACCTGAACCAATCAAAACAGGAATAACAGCAGCCTCATTATGCAAATCACCACCTACTACTATTACAGGGGGAGAAACACAGTAATGAATCATAACAGTATTGAATTATGTACATGTGGGTATTCAACATATTCTAAGAAGTGGATGAAGACCCACTTACTCAAAGAACATAATGATAATAAATTATTTAATTATGTAACATTAGAACAAGGGGTGATGATAACAAATTGAAGAAGGTGACTAACTAATGAGTATTTTAAAATATTTACTTAGACATGAATATCAACACCCAATAGGTACAAGTAAAATCATTGTTCTAAACGGAATGATTGTACTGCATTATAGAATAAAGGGGTCTAACTGATGAATAGATTTACACTATGCTGGTGTTCATGTCATCAAGGATCCCCCACTAAATCAAGTACAGATGCTTCAACATGTTGTCATAGATGTATTGGACATCATGAAGGAGATGTGAGTTAGATGACGAACAAATATACCAAAAGAGCAGAAGAGTATTGGAACCAACACCGTAAATTCTTAGATAAATTTCTAAATTTTGAGGTAAACGGTACTATATCTTTAGTAACATTTGAGGTACAGGGGAACTAGAGGCATGGAATATGAATTAATGTTTCATGAATGTGAAAGTGATTGTTCATTTACACATACTCATCAACAATTATCTAATACTGTTGATTCTGTAACTTGGAATTTTCGATTACCTTCTTTTGATGACCATGTACTTGCTTGGGTTTTATCAAAGTGTAAATGTGAAGATTGTATTTTAATTAATTATTTTGTGCCTTGGATAACAAAAGGAGTACACGGGAATTGATAAATGGAATCTTTCCAACAACTAATTAATGATGCCAAAAAAGCAGGGATTACCGTTGATACTAGTACTGTTAGTAATGATAATTCTAAATCAAAACTACTTTTACAACTTTCCCCGATAGACCTATGTAACTTTCTAGGCACTATCCCTATCTGGTGCGATGATAAGACACTACATGAAAGAAATCCAGACTATCAAAACACCGCTATTTGTTGCACCACTCACATTGTAGGATTACCAAGACACCCAGCCACAAACAAAGAGATGCCACTCACTCCATATCAAATAGATCTAGTAAACAAGGTAATCACTGGTAGAAAATCCTTTGGCGATGCTGAGGCTCAAATGAGAAAGGCTCTCAAAATGCACATCAAAAAGGGACGGCAGATGGGATTCACAGAGATTGTATTAAGATTAATCTTACATCTAACCTTTAGTAGATACGCAGGATCCAACATAGGAATAATAGCAGCGACTAATGGCTCACTAGCAAAGAAAGACCTGAGAAGATTAGCACTACTATTCAAATCCATACCAACAGTAGTTGAGCAATGGATTAAATCAAATACACTAAGAATAATCAATGGTACAGCAGTAGAGGCATTTGCAGCATCTGAGGAGGCAATGACTGGTGATACCAAATACAAAGCAATTCTAGTAGATGAATCCGCAAAATGGAGATTAGTTGATGACAAACCAGTATTCAATTCTATTCTACCTATAGTGAGGACTAACGGATCTGATCTCTATCTAGTATCCACAACAAAGGGACCAGTCAAAATGTTCTACAAGATAGACACAGATCATGATGAATTAGACTGGAGATTCTTTGTGTATGATATATGGGAAACAGAAGGTAATCTGTATACAAAACCAGAGATAGAAGAAATGTTAGCCTCATCCACTGAAGACCCTGACCAAGAGTATCTATGTTTATACAAGTCAGGTAGAGATTCTATCTTTGGTACTGTATCCACTGAAGACCAACAGGGAATGACAGAGTGGTTAAGTGAAGAAGTAGAGGAGGAAGATGATTACGACGAGAAACAAGACAAGGATGGTATACACTGGCATGAAGATAAATCTTAATAAGAACTAAAATATTAATAAGAATTATGGAACAAATCCTTTTTAGAATTATTGATACAGACAAGATCGATGGAGGTTTTATGTTTGATGAAGATTTATTACTCTCTAACCATGTTCTAACCCAGAAAAGAAATCATGAAACAAGACAGATAATGAACGCTTACAATTTAGGATTAATTATTTTAAGATTTGAATGGATTCGAGATATTGTTGATGGGGGAGAACGATTAGTAGTGTACAGAGGAAAAGTAAAATCAATGATGATATGATTTCCTGTAAACACACAACTTGTCAGGCTGATAATAGAACAAGATTTTGCGACAAACAAAAGCATTCAATCAAAAATTGGTATAAAAAAGGATGGACCATTGCACGTATTACTAAAAAGTTTGATGCCTCATATACTACAATTCATAGGATAGTTTCTGAATCATTTAGAAAAGATCAAAACAATAGATCCAACAAAATAAATCAAATAAGGTATACTAATGATAAAAAGTTTAGAGAAAAAAATAAGAAAATTTGTAGGGAAATAATGTTAAATAGATATAATTCAGATCCAGTTTACCGTAAGTGTAAAATTCAACAAGTCCTAAAAAATCACTGGAAAAATAAGAGACAATCATGAAAACAATAAGAATCCTTACGGGCGACCCCGCCAAAGCAGGCGATGCATTTGGTATAGTGGGACTAGAGGGAACCTACCCTGATAAGAAAATCTATGTTAGACATGCTAGGCAATTCAAGAGAAAATCCTACAATACTATAGCAAACTACTTTTTTGAACTAAACAATAAAGTAAAATTCAATATGATGTTACTTGAAAAGAACTTTGATTACGAAAATCTACTAAAGGCATTTTCTAAATTAGATATAAAATATGTAACAACAACTGGGAATCTATCTGAAAAGAATAGACCGTTAGGATGGGCAGTGGATAAACCATTCATGATGAACTGGATGCGTAACCAATACCGATTACACAATATACAATATCCTACAGGTAAAAAATCAGATGACATCAAAGAGTTAATCAACCAACAAAATGAGATGGATGGAATTACAGCACCATCAGGGCACATATCGTATAAGAGAACCAGAGGAAGACATGATGATTTATTCATGGCCAAGTTAATAGGATGTAACGTTATTCGTATATGGTGGGAAGAACAAAGACTACTTGATGTTAAATAAAAAATGAAATTCAAAAATAAAAATTACATAATGTCTCAGATAAACACCGATTTTGAAAGTTACATTCACCCACTTACCCCAAGACCTCGTGAGTATCACCAAAGATGGAGCTATAAAGTAAAGAGTAATGACCATTATAGATGCAAAATTTGTAAGACAAAAAAGGGACTTGTTGCACATCATATTATATTCAAAGTTGATTATCCATCATTAGCACTAAACAAAAACAACGGAATTGCTCTTTGCAAATTGTGTGAAGATCAAGCACATGGAAGAGAACTTGCAATGTTTATGCCTAAAAAAATAAAGGTTCCGTCATTAAAGGGAATCATAATGAGAAGGAGGGCTAAATTACCACTGTGGAAAAAGATTATTCTATATATCTTTACATGGGGGAATATGAATTAGAATGAAAAACGAAACTATAGTATCTCTATCCTACACCAAACAAAGAACAATGTTCGGTCTAGTGGGAATAGAGATTGATTCATCAAAGAGAATAGCATACGTTAGACTAGCCAAACAATGGAAAAGGGGAGACATGAATAATATCGCATTAGACATGAAAGCAATATACAATAAAGTAAAGTGGGACAGAACATTCGCGGACCAACTAGTAGGACAACACCTGCTACGTTCAATTGAGACATCACTTCAAACTCAAGTAGCAACCATTACTACCCAAAAGAATCTAAAAAACCCTGAAGATATCGAACTGATAAAAGTAATGGATATGACTGAAATGACACAGTTAACTCTATCATTAAAACAAGAGCACAAAATACAATTTCCTCCTAACAACAATACCCACACTAAAGATATGACACAGTTAATTCACCAAATACAACTATTCACTGAACACGTTACAGAGGAAGGAACGATATCCTATCATGCACCAGGTGATGAGTTAGATTGTCTACCAAGGGCATTAATGATATGTTGCTTTGTTGGTAGAATGTCTTTACAGCATGGCAATATACCAATGATAATCAAACGTGGTGGAACTAACATGACCGTAGATACACATGATAATATCGATGAGTGGATCAATGAAACATTTGGTGGTAGTGAATCATTAAGTGATTATAACATGAACCGCATGTCTAAAAAGAGACTATACGAAACAAAGAAATTCTTCTAAAATCTTAATAAGAAACCATTATTATTGATAATCATGGAATCTCCATTAAAAATAATGAATCTATTTGAATTACTAAATCCAAAACCTCCTTACGAATGCAAATCTATACGACAGAATCCTGACTTAATTTCGCTTCAACACAATGAACCTTCCTTGTTTAGAGATTCTTACACAGAATATGTTATGAAATCTGGAATGACAGTCTATACAAGAGAGATCCAAGTTGAAAGTTTTGATTATGATGAAGATATAGAAACAGATACCGAAATAGAAATAATCAGCAAGGACGACTGGGAATTATTACCAGTAAGAAGTGATGGAGAGTTGGCTAAATTTGAGAAAATATTACAACAAAAGGTATGGGAATCTAGAAAAAATGGAATTAATCATTATCATCCTTGGCATGAGCCAGTATACTATATTGATGAGATGTTGGAAAAAATTCCAATACCTCAACTACAATCAAGAATACCGAATGTGCAAAAATGGAATTGAAAAGGCATAAATCCTTATTTAATGAAATAAAATATTCTGTAACAACTGAAAAAATGTCTTATCAAGAGGCATCACATTTTCTTGCTAAATCAAGATGTGCCATTAAAACTCAAGATATTATAAGAAAATATAATCTTGAAGACCAACTTGTGGATTTAATACAAAAAGCCGAATTAAAATCTTAATAAGAAAATACCACTCTTTATTTTAATTCATTAGAAATTAATTACGTGTCAACAGAAGGAGCCGTGCCTGCAGATGAAAACCTCAATCAAATAGAAGGACTTTCTATAGTCAAAGTAAGGGATATTGAATACAAAATTAACCTAGATGACTCCATTTGGAAGGCTGGACCACTAAAATTTGCACAGATGCCTACATGGGCAACAAATGGACAAGTAAGACCATCTAGTGCAAGAGGACTCCCTAGTACCAACAATACTAAATGGCTCAAGAAAATGGCACCATTTGAGAACTTTCAGATATTTCCCAGTGTAGATCCATATCCTGCTGAACTACGCCAACTACTAAGAATACTAAATGAAGAGAACCCTTGGATTGTAAAGTCACAGGAAATAATTCAAAAACTGGTAGTGACAAAATACACTACAGAGATACTCCCAAGAGATGATATTGATATGGATGAAGATCCTGGTGCTATGGAAGTATGGGCTGATACACCAATGAAGGTGCCTTTCTTTGATGAGGAAACCACACCCAATCAAATTAAAAAATGGATAGACAATCTAGCCAAGACATTGGATTTGAAGGATTTAATATTTGATGCATATCTATTTGCAAGAGAACAAGGACGAACCGCAATTGGAATGTTCCCTGAACAAAGAGACGAAAACGGAAAATATCAAATCCCTCAAGCATTACGATTAATCAGACCAGAACTACTAAGAAGACCAATTGTATCATTTCAAACATCAGAACTAATTGCTGTAGAAGTAACTGGCCTTACCAGTAATGGTTCTAGATTTGATGCTAATAGATTAATTTATTTACAAAAGGGAAAGAACTTGGATCTTTTCTCTGACTTTTACGGAAAGAGCGATATTCGTGCATTGGTAGATGTAGGTAAAGTTGGATTGGTATTGTATGGTAGAGATTATCTAGCAGCAACAATCAACACATGGCACACTCCCCTAATATTCAAACACACAGTTCCAGGAAAAGACTACTCCCAAGTAGATACCATCATGGATCAATTCAATCTTGATTTAGCAAACAATGCAGGGAAAGACATTTCCGTTTCATATAATGTGGAACTACTAAACCCATCTGGATCAAACTCTGGAGACATTGCCGGATTAGTACTAATTGACAATCAACAAGTAGAGACAATCGCTGGAAGAACTGGCATACCACTATTCATGTTAGGTAAAGGAAAGAGTGGTAATCTTGGCGGTAATGCAAATCAAGAAGAAGCAGAAGGATTCATACAAAATGAAATAGAACCAGAACAAGAATTCCTGCAACAAGTAATAGAGAGACAGTTCTATGATAGAATAATTGCAATACTTTTTGATCTGGAACCTCGAAACGTTGGTGAAGCACCTGTAAGACTAGTACACAAATTTAACGCAGCAGTAATTCAAACAGCGATAGCGCCTGAGAAATTTAACATGACCATGAATCTAGTGGATAGAGGATTAACCAGTCCAGAAAAAGCAATGGACAAGTTAGGACTATCTGATATGTTGATAGACGATACCAGTAGTACAGGTGGAGACAGCAGTCCAACTGTGAAGACCTGGCCTGTAGGGACTACTGTAGATAATCATCAACAAGTAATGCATGATGCAAAACTACAATTACTAACTGCGGCTACTAACTCTTTGAAGAAGAAGAATAAGAATAATGTCAACAACAACAAGCCAACCCAAAAGAGAACAAGAAACAGACGCATCGAAACCTCTTAGTGGTTTACTAGCAATTCTGTTGAGTGTTGGATTCACATCAGCGTTAGCAATTGCAATCACAGAGGCCACAAATGAAGATGAAAAGATCCCTGAACTAATAAAACAAAAGAAAACTCCTGTAATTTTCATGACTAGAATGGATAGTAAGGTAGATGATAAAATCTGTCTACCTTTAGAAGGGACTGTATGGGATAAAGCAGCCAAGAATAGACCCAGCATACCAAGCAAAACACATCCACATTGTCGTTGTTTTTACATTGATGCAATTACTGGAGAGAATTTGGGACAATTTTAAAATTTTGAATAAAAAAAATGCTGAGTTGTTATCTGAATTACTACTCATAGATTAGTTTACTTTACAATTTATTAGATAATAATTAGATTCACTGTGGCAGGCAAAGGATTTATAATACTATTAGGAGGGTTAGAAATAATTGACTGATCTAACTTCACGTGGGGCTGGTGGAAATTCTAAAAATTCTGTATTATCTGATGTAGTTTTACAAACTGGTGGAATCACAATAAATCAAGATAGCTATGATTCTAGTTTGGATAGAATTTACGATGTAAAAGGACTTGTCAACATGCATGTTGAAGTTGAAAATACCGGTGGCACAAATGGATTAACATATAAAATTGAAAAGGCACGAAAAGAATTTGCAAATATTACAACTTTGGTTGATGCTGACTTTGACCAAGACATATTGGCAGACACTAATGTTGCCTTTGGTACTACTAATATTCAAGATATTATTGATATTAGTTTGATTTCCTGTGAGGATTAGATTTATGAATTTGGGTGTTCCCTGTAGTGCCCCCCTTATTCTGGTAGCTCCCAACAAATTCACCTAGTTTACGCTAACAATTCCAGCTAGGGTTGTATTC